TGGGCAAGTCGCGCACTTCTTGGCTTGCTTGTTCTGCGCATCACCCGCTGGCTCAACGCCATCGTTGGAGTAGCAGTCAGGCTTCTGGCCTTCGCTGGAATCCTTGTCGTAACCCTTGATGTAGAACACCTTGCTAGTGCCCTTGTTGGCCTTGAGCAACACCACGTTCAGGCTAGTGGCCGCGCTGTCTGGGTCTTTGGGGTTCATCTGGATTTCACGGTCACCGTCACGAACGACGGCAAACACTTTGCCCTTGATGGACACGACGGGAAAGCCGCCACCAGCGTGAGCTGTAAGGTCGGAGTTGAGCGCAGCGACGTCAACTTTTTTGAGGAAGGCTGGCAGGTTGCTGCCGGAGTCGAATGGAATGATGTTCATAGTTTTCTCTGTGGAGGGGAGGAGGAGTTTATGCCGAACGGCGGATGTTGACAACGCGTTCTGAGCGAATATTTATGCCCGGTGGTAACTCGTTGTCGTTGTTGTCACGGAACTGTTCAATGGCGGTCTTCGCAGCCCGCACCTCGATCAAGCTCCACTCTTCGTTGGCCTTCACAAATTCCATGAAGGCTTCACGATCTGCAACGCTGGCGGTTGTACGCACAGCGGTGTAAGCCGTACCATGCTCAGTCTTCACTGAGTCCATGCCGGTCTTGTTGAATACGTCCAGCAGCTTGGCTTCCAGCTTGTCCATCTTTTCAGTGATGGGGGCAACTGACGCTTCAAACGCTGACTTCATCTCTGCTTTTTTGTCACGTAGCTGTATGTACAGCGTGACGGCTTCTGATAGTTTCATTGGTCTATCCGCTCTTTCATCATGTCGAGTAACACACCCTGCATAGACTGTTTGTCTTGCAGTCTCTTATACACACGCCGCTCAACATCCGTACCTGCAATGTGAACGATCACTGTGGTTCTTGTCTGGCCCGGGCGTCTTACACGCGCACAAGCCTGTTCGTAAGTCTCATTCGAGTGGACTGGGGCGTACCACACGATGGTAGTTGCTGCCGTCAGTGTCAGGCCATGGCTCATGGTTGAGGCGTTAGCCACCAACACACGTGGGTCAAGCCCTCGTTGAAACTCACTAAAAATTCTGTCGCGCTCCGATTTACTGGTGCCGCCATGTACCGTTTCTACCGTGAAGTCCTTACGCAGTTCTGACGCCACGCTTTCCAGCGCACCTGTCAGAGGCACGAACACGATGACCTTGCCCTCGGACTCCTCGATGATTTCCTTTAGCACGTCCATACGTGGCTTGGATGGAATCACTACCTCTTCTCCACCTGTCCCGTAAGCGACACCACATGCAATCTGAATCAGCTTGTTGGCCTTCACAGCCTCGTTAACCGCCAGAATCTGCCCACCGGAGTACTCGGTAGCCAGCTTGGTCATCATGTCCTTGTAGGCCTTATCCTGCTCCTTGGTGAGGGCCACATCGCGGGTGATGAAAGTCTGCTCAGGTAAGTCCACGCAGTCATCCAGCGAGAACCGGATAGCTGGCTGCATCATTTGATACACGGCGTCGTTGGCGTCCTGCCGTGCGGCCCATTTGAATGGTGTGATCTGCCGCATTACGCGGTCACGGAACGCACTGAAATACTTGGGCACTGCGGAGTTGTCGGGGGTCACGAGCTTGCACTGAGCCCACGCATCGGTAGGAGCGTTAGGTGTTGGTGAGCCAGTCATGCCCCACACACGACGAGTGGACTGCTTGTTGCAGATGGTGTTCAGAATCTTCCAACGATCAGTGCCAGAGTTACGTGCGAGAGCAAGCTCGTCTACTACGATCAGGTCGATGTCAGGGCGCTTGGCCAACTCGTCTTTGATGGTGGCCAGCCCGTCGATGTTGATGACGTAGACATGCACGTCTTGCTTGAGCAGCTTGTTGCGTCTGTCTCGTGAGCCGTGCAGCACCACGCAGTCTAAGTGCGGGAACGTCTGAAACACTGAGTCAGCCCACGTACGCTCCATGGTAGACAGCGGACATACAACGAGCATCTTCTTGACTGTCTTGGTACGACGCAGGTAGTCGTACGCCCACAGTGCGCTGTTGGTCTTGCCAGTGCCCATGCCGTTGAGACAGAACGCCCTGCTGTTCATGGACAGAAATGATGCCGTCTCCAGTTGAGCGGAGAACGGACTGTGCCTACCACTGACCTTGGGCCAGTCATAGTGCATGGGCATTGGGTCAGGAACCTCGAAGCCCAAGTTACGCAGCACCCGAGTTTCATCGGGTCTGTGTGGCACTGCTACCAGTGTCGCGCCTTTGTGTTCGACCAACACAGAGGTTGGTATGACTGTCGTTACTCTTGTCGGGTTGCGAAGCTTGAGTACGACTGCCTTTTTTTCTTTGTGAATTAGCATGTGAGTTTCATTGCAACGAGAGCTGCTGTGACTCCTTCGTCGGTTTGTTCAAAAGGCATTTCGTAAATGACTGGATCACCCTTGATGCGCCAGCGAACCAGTTGTTGGTCTTGTAGGTGGTCCATAAAGAGCTGCGCAGTCGTTACGCCGGTGGGCAGCTCTTGCCCGAAGAAGAACTTGCTGGTCGGAAGGTTAAAGTGCTGCTCACTTGTCGGGGTTATACGAGCCACTGCCTTTCCTCCATCCACGGTTAGTTGCACGTTCTTGGACTGTGGTGTTGCCCTTGCCGTTGCCGCCGCCGTTCTCCAGTGACTTCTTGTGCGCTACGTCCTTACCATCGCCTACCTTGGCCTTGCCGTCCTTGATAGCTTCGCGTCGTGCAGCGTTGTTCTTCACACGCTTGGCCACTTCTTCAGGGCGAGCGTTATAGGCTTTTTGGTATTCCAGTTTGCGGGGTGTTGACTTCGTCATTTGGTCTCTCCAATTTGCAGTAAACGTCGATGGAATCGAACAGGATTTTTAGGTCATCAGCATTGTCCATTACAAACGCGTAGCCTTCAGCTTTTCTGATTGCTTCGAGCACACGGTCTTGGTTGGCCGTTGTCTGATTGCGCTTGCCCGGAGCCTTAGTCTCGATGGCCACGAACAGTCCACGGTAGCAGCAGATGATGTCAGGGATACCGACCTGCCCCATGCCATTGGACACGGGCATGAAGAACCATGCGCCGCGCTCTTTAAGGAACTTCTTGCAAGCGTCTTTTACCTTGCCTTCTGGTGTACTAGCCATTCTTTCTCCCGTTGAATTCGCAGCTCAATACTGAACACCACGCCTTACAAAGCCCTGACGTTTTGGCTGGCCACTTGTCGCGTTCATAGGCTGATTCCAGCTTGGCCACACGGGGTACAAACCCCTGCCAGATGATGGGCACTTCCTTGCGCTCAACAGGTTTCCAGTCAACCTTCTTTTCCTTGAGCCAGATAAAGCCGGTGGTAACTTTGTTGACCTCTGGGTGGTGGGCAAACACGTAGTTGGCGTACAGGTCTAGCTGCTCGGTGGGCTTTCGCTTTCCGGTCTTGTAGTCTGCAACGAGCGCCTTGTCTCCATGGATAACAACTAAGTCGGCGATGCCGCGAGTCCATGAGCCTTTCCATTCTGTAGGTTGGAAGTTGCGGTCGAGTGCATACTCCTTCTCGCACAGCTTTGCGCCGGGCAGCGCAGCCAACTTAAACGCAAACTTCTGCCACTGCTCCATGCCTTCTGGCAGCATGACACCGTCTTTGATGAAGTCTTCAAAAGCGGTGTGTACCCTTGTACCCCACTCAGTGTGTACCGTAGGCGGCTCCACAACATCTCGTTTGACTTTGAGGTGATAGAACTTACGGGGGCAGTTCTCAAACGTATCAAGTTGGCTGTACGTCCATGCTGGGTTTGTCATGTTGTTCCAATGCGGTGACGCCCCAATACGTCATTTGACGGTTGGGGTTTGTGTTCTGAAGCTCTATCGTAGCAGCATGGTGAGTGCTGTCAACGATTATTTTACTTCGCCGTATGTGTCACCAACGTCGCCCTCAGACCACGTGATTAGCTCAGGCCACCACGACACGCCCTTACGCATGATGCTCTGCAATTCATCAAGAACTTCTTGCGCCACAGTCTCAGGAACGATGTAGACCAACTCGTCATGCACGGCCAGTGATGGACGGAACCCAGTGCGCTTGAACATCGTCAGACCATGCTCCGCAATCACGTCACGGGCAAGGGCTTGCACCAAGTTCTCAACGCCTTTTCCAGCATAGATGCGAGCGCGGCTACGACCTGAGCCGTACCACCATTCAGTCTTGCCGTTGTCCGACTCTTTGGTCAGGCCGGGGTAGTAAATCTTACGACCGGACGGCAGGCGCACAGCATGCTTCTCTGCGACGCACAGACCCCAAGGGTCGATGGCTGTCTCGATGCCTTGCTGGATGTTGGGGATGTTGTTCTGAAACGATCTCCAGCCTTTGACAATGTCGTGGTACGTGTCACGCCATGCAGTCACAACTTCAAGCGACTCGGCTTCTGACAAGTCCAGACCGCCCATGAGCTTGGCCACCTTGCGGAACGTAGGCGCACCAGCACCGAAGCCCAGACCCAACTGAGCAATCTTGGCCAGCTGGCGCTGATCTTTAGACACCTCGCTCTCGTCGATGCCGTAACGTGCAGCAGCAAACGATTTGTACAGGTCAGCCTTAGCGTCGGACGCATACAAGTCCATCGACTGCTTTACCTTCCACAGGAAGTGATTGACCCGCAACTCAATACCAGACAAGTCAGCGACTACGACCTTGTGTTTCTTGGGGGCCCGCAACGAGTTACGCAGCGCGTCGGATGGCTTGGGTGACTTGGGGTTGATGCGCGGTAGGTTCTGCATGTTGTACTGCTCACCAGACCAGCGCCCAGTAGTGTCAGCGCCAGCGTACTTGAGTGGCACGGGGATACGACCATCGCATGCGTCAGCGGCCTTGACGAACGCTTGCAGCCTCGTCTCCAGCAGTGTGGACTTGACCTCAAGGCGAACACGAGCGGCAGCAGCAACGATACGGTCTTCGTGATCTTGCAGTGCGATGAACGCATCATCAGTCTTGGCCAGTGCAGGCG